AAAGTTTTTGATATTTAAGATAGAACTCCTCTTTGATGATTGATATTACTTTAGTAAGGTGAGGAGTTTCACAATCTGTCATTTCTCTTATATAGATATAAAGAGCTTTCTTTTTAAATATATCTAAATCATTTCTAGTTCTAAAAATAGTGAGAACAGCATCTGCAATTTGTTTTTCGTTTTCCTTAACAAAAAGTTCATCTAACTTATCATACATGTTATCTATAAATGAATCTAGAAATGTAGATAAGGAGATAGCTTTAGGGGAATGGGTATCTTTATACTCTTCGTAAGATTCTTCTATATCTGAAAATGATCCTATTTGTTTTAGTCTTTTATAGTTTTTATTGTTGTAGTTTATTAACCAACGTTTTACTATTGTACCAAAGTAAGAGTATGCTTTAGCTCCATTATCAGGATCAAATTTCATTATTTTTTCTTCTAATAACACAGCTACTATTTCATGTTTTAAGTCTTCTATTTGGTCAACATCTGTGTAGTAAAACTTAAAAGTGTGTATTATATTTTCTGCTAACTTGTAGAAGGGTAGGTAAATGTGGTCCGTAAAAATTTTATTACGGTATTCCTGATCTGTTGATGTGTTGTACTTTTTAATGTACTCTTCTGTCTCTGAAGTAAAGTAATTAGCTTTGGATTTCTTCCTTGCCATAGTTGTCGGGGAGCATATAACGATTTAACTCGTTTTGCACTTCTTTCATTTGGTTAAAAAATTCACCAACTTCGTCATCTGATTGAAAGACCCCTTTTTCATCAAGTGTTTGCAGGTGTTTTTGTGAATCTGCTATGATATCTGAAATATTCTGTAAGTATTGTACCTGATCCTGTACTACATCTTCATACTTTTCAACTTTTACTAGTAGATTACGTAAAATATAAGTAAATATACCTAAAGTGACAACTAATACACTAATAATTATTTGATAAGTTAACATTTTAAAGGTTTTTTAACATATTAGACAATCCTTCCGATGCTTTGACAGGTTTACCTGTAGAGGATTGGGTTTTTTGTGATTTGGGTACGGTTGTACCACCATTTCTCTTCCAAATATCGTATTCTACCTTGGAAGCTAGAAAATCAGCACTATGAAGAACTGAAATAATTGATGTTTTCTGTCTAGACGACTCTTGATAACTAAAAAAGTAAGCTTTATTAGCTTCATCAAACACTCCATCATGTAACCTGATACCTAAAAACTCTTTTTGACTAACTTTTACACCAAATTTCTGTAGAATAAATAAAGACCTATCTGGTATTAACATAAAATCAAGTTCTGGGTTGTTGGTATACATTTCTGATAGCTTATCTTGACGCCACTTATCGGTTTGTGGTAGGTAGTTTGATTTTTCACCATCACCTATCTTACCTAAATCGTGAAACAATGCGGCAAAGACTAGTTCTTCTTCGGTGTAATCTACATTACCACCCATCTCTTGATATAACCTTGACTGCTTTACCGCATATTCCACTACTCTATTAACATGATCAACATATCCACCGGCAAAAGCATTGTGATACCAAGACTTTCCACTAGCAGGAGCCATAACATAATTCTCTCCTAAGGTATCAATCATAGATAAAACCTGTTCTTGACGTTCACCAATATAGTTTTTAACTATTTTTTGATGTTTTTCAAAGTTTGAAAGTATTTTTTCGGCCGGTAATGACATATTATATTTATTTTATTAGTTATTAATATATATTTATATACTTATATATTATATTATATTCTATATTTATATATTCTTATTAATATAAATTAAGATAATGATTTTATTTTAAAGAATCAACTATTTTAAGATAAATTTTAAGAAATAATCTTTAAGTACTGAGTTTTCTCCTGCATCCCAAAATACTTCAACACGAATATTAAGTGTATCCCCTTTCATTTGCGGTGGGATTGGTCCAACTACCCTTCTAGAGGACAGTATTTCTCCTTTACCTGATAGGTATATCTGTGATTCTTGCACTATCGGTACGTTTTCGTAAGGCATTTCTATGTATTTATCACCGAAAAATTCTGCTTCAACAACCGGCATATCATTATACCACCAATACTTTGTTGTAGAGTTTGCAAAAACATCAATAGAAAACCGAGGGTAGTACTCTCCATCGTAATCTAGTACAACATTGTAGTATCCATTTTCATCTACTGAGTAGTTTGTTTTGAAGAAAGAATTACAATCTCCATTTACACAAACATCTGGTTTGATATCATCTTTACTACATGAAGCAAAAATTAGTAAAAAAAAGAGAATTACTAGATGAGGTAGAAGTAATACACCATTTACCTTCCACATCATTACAAGCAAAGACAATTGACGTAATAGAATTACTACGGTTACTCCTAACAGGGTAACTAATACAAAATTAAAAAACATAACCTTTATTTTTATTGATATATAAATATAGTAAAAATTATACGTATAAACAACTAATTTACACTAAACTTTTACATTTGAATAAGAAAAATTTTCTCTTTCCAATATATAGATACCCTCATTAATGCAACTTACTACGTTGTTAAACACCGTACAATGACCATCTAGTCCCCAGTGAGAATCCACAACAGTATCGTATTTAGTATTTTCTTTACTCCAAGTGGTAATATCTGGAACTAATCCCCACGTATCAGGTGTAATTAACAGTGGTTTAATGTTTTTAGTAAGTAGGTAGTCAATAATACTTGTATATACTTTTCTATAGTACGTGTCTAAATGTTCTTCATTTCTAACAACTATCTCTAAAAAATATGTTTTAATTAACTCCCTATACTTATCATCTATATCTAACGGTAAATGTACTTCGAATTCATCTTTTAACCTATTATAAACTAGTGATGAAATTACACTTTCATAAAGACTCATTGTATTCCTACCTTTATTGTGGGTATGTAACCTTAAGTTTTTAGTTTCACCTATAATCACCACGTCATTTGACTTAAAATATGGTAAATACTTCCATATGGTGTTAATGGTATTTTCATTATTCATCCCTGGTAATGCGTAATTTTTACGAATACCATTTAGATGGTTAGATAATAACACATCAAAACTGTCATTTTGATACTTATATTCCCACTGTCTAAAAGGGTAGAGTGGATTGTTTTTTTCAAATAGGGTTAAAGAATCTTCTTCTTTTATATTGTTTATACACCAATCATGGTTAAAACCCCATCCTGTCATAAAACTATCACCAAAAACCCAAATCGACTTTGAATCGGACATACACGTGTTTTTTAAATTAATTTAAGCGCAAGCGCTCCCGCGAGTTATTTTATGTTATCACTCATTTTATATGGTTCTCCAATACGTTCTATAACAGATATAGCTTGTTCTACAGTCATATTAAAGAATTCTTTCTTACGATTGGTTCGGTTTCCAACCTCATTCTCTAAATAAGCATGTATTTCTTTCTCTAAATCATGGGCATTAAAACACGGGTATTGGTATTCAACCTTAAAATCTAACGGTACTCCAGTAGCAGCATTTATTTGTTTAACTCTTTCAGAAGGCTTATTCTTTGTAAAACCTATCTTTACTAGACCAGGCATTGTATTATTAGTTAATACATAAATGTATTGACAGTTAGTTATACCTTTCGGTATAGTAATATTAACTGATCTATTAGTGTAATAAGTAACATCTTCCCAACCTTCTGAGACAGGATATCTTTTACTAGTAGATGGTGTTAATGTAAAGTAGTGTGCTGGTGTGTTTAACTGGTCGTCTTTTACTGATACGAAAGCTGAAGCTTTTTCTGGAGTAATACGATTGATTTTGACTACGTCTCGATCTTTTGACATTTCTTATAACCTTTATTATTTACTTAAAGATAGTAAATTTATATTAATTCTCCAACTTCTCTATACACTAAATCTTGATATTTTTTTATAATAGCACATTTTTCATAGTGTTCTATGTTTTCAAAATATACTCTTAAGTAATCCAAACTTAAAAAAGCTTGATCTCTATCAAAAGACTCTCCTATTTTAAATTCATTTCCAAAATTGTCGCTATCTAACCTTTCTAAGTACTTATATAATCTATTATAGTATTTATGTTTGGTTACGTTTCTGACATTCTTATACTCTTTAGGGTAACGCTGCATATACATCATATCCATCATAAAGTAGTTTTCTACTCCTTTTATCACCATACCCATTAACACATACGGATTATTAAGAGTATCCTGTATATTGTGCTCTTTATAGATTTCTTCATCTCCGGCTTCGAAGATAGAGAACAGTGTATTTGGATCAATTGGTTGCATTGATTATAAATAGTAAAGGGTATAGCACTAAAATCTCCCCAAAAATTTTTTTAGTATCTCTTGGTATATCCAATAAAAGTTCTTATATTA